CCGAATATTTTAAGCAAGCTAGAGAGAAAAACACTGCTCTTAAAAAGGAGATCACCAATGTTCGGAATACAAGCGATAGTCTCAAAGCTGCGCTCTTGCGTGAGCCAACCCGCGCTGGTCGTGTTACCACTATTCTTGATGCTAGGAGCTTGCGAGAAGTATGCCGCGCTTCTGGAGGCACCAAAACCGATTGTAAAATTAGTGTACCTAAACCCCCCGCTTCCAAGCCCGTTGCTCCAGCCAAAAAGTGAGGTCGCTCCTATAAATTATTGGAAGCAAAAAAATTATCCTTTAGGGGATTTAATGTGTATGCCATCGCAAAATTGGATAAATATAAGAGCTTACAGAAAAGAAATTGCACACTGGATGAAAAGCTCAATAGCAACAATAAAGTACCATGAAAACCAAAACAGCGAATGACGATGTTGAAGCGTGGAGCTTTTACCCGCAGCACCGATGGCTTTTTAACAAATTAGACCTTGCTTTGAGACTAGGCTACGACGCTGCGCCTATTGTCGTTCCTGTAACACAAAGCGGTAAGTATGTGATAAGGCCGATTTACAATTTGTATGGCATGGGTATTTGGGCAACCGTAAAAGAGCTTAACCCTAATCTTTTGTTTTCCGACCACAAAGTTGGAAGGCCGGGTACTTTTTGGTGTGAATACTTTGCAGGCAAACATTTCAGCGTAGACTATGAATTTAAGAATGGAAAGTTTACGCCTTTTGACGCAATGCAAGGCGAAGTAAACGATAGCAATTTATCAAAATTCAACATGTGGGTAAAAATCAACGCTCCAAACTTTGTTAATAATCTACCAAACTGGCTTCCAAAAGACGTAAAGAAAATAAATGTAGAATGGCGAGGGGATAAAATAATCGAAATACATCTTCGTACAGGAAACGATTTTATGCATGATCTTGCTGTTGGCACAATCGCCACGCCAGTTTGGGAAAATCACAAAGATATTGACATTAAAAACGAGGTGGCAGGGCGGTATGACGCCAATGGTTATGTAAATATTAACAGGCTAGGATATAAAATTAACTAGACTTACCAAAACTTTGATCTTCTGAACGTGAGAACTCGCAACCTTTGCACTCGTAATTTAAGTGCCATGTTAATTGGCGCGGAGTTTTCTGGTTAGAACCGCAATGTGGGCATAAAAGTTTTGCAGGGGTCTCAGTATTCCTACACGTCATGTGCGTTTGTTCCAATTTTTCGGGGCAGTGCCTTTGGAATGATAACCTTTTGTGCGAGGGCGTAAACGACATTTCTGATATTTATTCCTGCACCGTACAAAAAACATTACACGTTGGGTTGCCTCTTCTATCTCCCTATCTCTGATGCCCTCATCGCCGCAAAAAGGACACGTTTTTAAATTTGCTTGCATTTAAACCTCCTTATTTTTAACAAAAAAACATTGCGAATAAACGTGCTTCATGTGCTTTCGTCCTCTGAGACGTCGTACTTTCTTAGCAATTTCTCTGCACTCAGACTCTCTATCAAACATGTGGTATTGAGCGTTGACAACACGTTTTTCCGATTTCTCGTTCGGTTGCAACGTAATTAAGATTACCAGCAGCCATATCATTATATATGATCCAGAAATTCATAAATATTGATAATAATTATAAACATAATTTCCTACTTTAAATATTTATATTTAACGTTGTTGCTCCAACCAATTCCTTCGAAGCCGCTATAATCGTGATCTTGATCAGTTTTTTTACAACTGCATTTCTTGCAAATCCGATTACCTGCGCGACTGCTTAAAAATTTTATCAGGCACCGCAAACATTTTCGCTGTTTTTTGTTGGTTTGAACTGTTGGCCTGTTGTGCATCCTAATTCCTTTCACATTTTTGATTAAAATGTAATGTTTCATTTTGCGTTTGAAAATCCAACGCCACCACCAAAACCTTCTCATGATAACAATATCTTTAAAATAAGAAAAAATATTTCCATCACGGGTTCACCAAAAGCCGCCACGCTTTGGCTTCACGCAGTTTTGAAAGCTGCGTCAGTATTTCAACGCCTTTTTTTACGCCTATTCTTCCGCTTCCTATGTCACTTTTTAGAATCTCAATTACTGACATTATTTTGTCCTTTCGTTATCAGTTACTCGGTTTTTTTATGATTATAAATTACCTTATCCGGCAACGAATGTAAAGCATTAATTGCAAAAAAAAGAAATTATTATATTTTCATTAATCGTTACGTAAAATGCCCCGATATTATCCCGTCGGGGCCAGCGGGCGGGTTAGGACAAACGCAGGTGGGAGTACCCGCCAGCGCACTTTCGTCACGCTAATCCATGCCAATTCTTAAAAAGGTATGTTATCATCTAAGTCATTTTCTGTTTTAACAACAACATTTTCGTTATTTTGCTGTTCCTCTTTTTTACGCACAGAGAACGACATGCTCGGAGAGTTTTCACTAGCGTCTGTCTTGCGTTTCCACCCATTTAGCCAGTATTCAACGCCTTCAACATTAATTGATCCTGTAAAATCGGGATGTGTATCAATTTCTTTGCGCTTGTTTCCCCAAATCGCGCCTCGATTTGTGTTGTCATATTCAGTCATTTTTTTAGCCTTTCGTTTAATGTTTCAATTTGTTTCAACAGTTTTTTTAAAAGTATTATGCTTATTTGACATGCCATTTTATTTTGTGCGGAGACATGCGGGCCAACATTTGTGATATTTCCAGCATTTTAATTCCGTACTTCTTTTCAAACGATTTCTCGCCGATAGCGTGTTGCTCTCGATGCGCCTCTGAACAGAGAGGAATTGCGTAGGTATCGCTTGGCTTGCCGCCCATGTATCCATCAGAACCTCGCCGAACGTGCGCGGCTTCTATTTTGTCCTTACAGTCATGCTTGTCGGCAATGGCGCACTCGTGGCCTCTAACCCACTTCAGGTGTGAAGAACATTTGATAATGGTTGAAGGGTTTAGACCCGACTTTTTAGCTTTGCGGCGTTTCAATCTAATCACGTCCCTGATCCTCTGGATGTGGAAGCATTATACCATACTGTGCAGCCCATGCGGAATATTCTGTCATGAACTCGCTCCATTGATTGCTGGTTAACCCGGTCGTACTGCCGTTGATCTCAATCTCCTCGCCATCAAATTCGACGTATTTTTTTGGCAGCAATTCCTTTTTGACGATCTCGTGGATGTCATCGACCGAATTGCCAGTGTCCTCTGCAACGACCTTATGACAAGCCCAGAGCCAAGAGTTTTGACCTGTTGACCTTTTTTTAGTCTGGCGTTTAATTTCGATGATCCATTTCTTTTTTAAGTCGAGGTTGTTAATTAGGTTTACCAGATCACCACGCACAACATCGTTGGAGACGTAATGCTTGCTCATGATAAGTCACCCAACGCCTTAATCTTAACGTGCATCTCGGCAATAAAATCTGACACAATGCCTTCAAGCTCGGCAATGCGCTCACTGTTACGCTCGACCCGTTGGAGAAACATATTTAAATGCTGCGGCAGCCGAGGGTCAAAGGACACAAAATCCGTCCAGAGACGATCCTTACCAGCACATGCCATTTGCCACTGCATTTGGTGGTCATAAATTTTGGGCACCTTCTGGCTCAATAGCGTTTCAATATGAGTTTTGGTATTCGGAGCCTTGATTTCAAGCATCCCGGCATCACCGACCAAGCCGTCAGGACTTGCACCTGTGCCGTTAATTATTAGATGGTCTACAAAACCGATTTCCTCAACCTCTACGTCTTTGAGAAACTCGTAAGCCTTTCGAGCTTGTGGCTCAGTAGCAGTACCCCATTCCATCGCGGCATTTGTAAAGCTGTCGGCAACTTGGCCTGTCAATATCTCAGCAATCAACTGAGCCTCATAGTTGCCTCTGGACGCGCCCCATCCCGACTTTGTTTTGGCGATAACGTCTGCAACCCGTGAAGCGGTTACTTTGCCACGACGCGCCTCAAACCAGCTACTAGACCCTTGAATAATATTATCCATTATTCTGTTGCCCGTTTTTTTTCAAGCGCAGCCTTTGCAGTGCTAAATTGTTGTGCGTTGATTTCCTCAAAAGATTTAACCCCAAGATAAGCGCAGAATTTACCCTTATCGGCACCGACCTCGGCGGCTAGGTCATTAAGCTGCACGGCTTGTTGTGCGCTGATCTTATCGGACTTCGGAGGTGCGGCTTGGGTTAGGCTCTCGCCATCGTCATCGGCAGGAGCAATTCCTACTAATGAAGACAATCCGCCTCGTCTCGCATAAGTCTGTCCGGCAATAAAAACCTGTGCTGCATTCTTTGCGTCTTCCCAGCCAAGGATCGGAACGCCATAGTCTTCCATCGTCTCGCCAGAAGTGTGCGTCAGGATGGTACGGACAAAGAATTTGTTGTCTTCCTGCATGGTAGGCTGAGTGATATGGATGTCATGGTCATTCAGGATGTCAGAGCAAGCCTTCAGGACTTCTTCAAGGTTTGCGTACTTAGATTTGAAGTGCGGGTTGGTAGCAGTCTTCCGCGCACCGCCGATTAGCTTCTGTGCGGCAACGAAAGCCTCGTCGATGTTTTTATTCTTGGATGGCGTAGTCATTTTCTTCTCCCTTGTTTTCGGCTTCATGCCGTGCGGAAAATTCCGCTATCGAGGCTGCGTCTTTGCAGGTCATACCCGCATCACAAAGTCTGTTGTAGACCTTGTCAAAGTTCTCAATCCATTCGCAGAGGTCTTTCATTTGCTGGACTCCCTGTCAGTTTGTTGGTCGCGGAGATAATCACTAAGACCCCAATCGTCGTCAGGGTCTTATGCTGCGTCGGCGGCTGCGAAAGCTGCTTCAATAAGAGCGTCTTCCAGACTTTCATAAACTGGCACCGCCAAGGCATTCATTGTCCTACGCTGGATGGACAAGCCGTCAAAGTCAAAGTCTACAAAGCTGCAACCATTTGTGATGGTGACTTCTGTAAACTCAACGCCGTCGGAATCTACGGTGGCTTCTATGAGAAGCTCGTTTGAGCCAAACATATATGTGAATGTGACATCCATTATACTGTCTCCACCATCGAGATTAGTTTAAGGACAAAGGCCAGCGGCCCCATGTGGATCAAGCGACCCTTCTCTGCGGTGGTGTCTTTGTCTGAGCCTTTGAATGTCCAGCCTAGTTTTTCTGCTTCGGTGCGTGTCATTTTAAAATACTCCCAATTTGTGTTTTGTTTATTTATTAACAATAAACGAAATTTTACCTTGTGTAAAGAATTAAATTGCATTAATTAGTAATTAAATTACTGTATAAGGAAAAAAAAATATGCACTTACATAAAAAGTTTTTAGTTCAAATGGGAAGGACAAAGGACATTGCCGAATCACTTAATGTGTCTGCTGTCCACATATCCAAGTGGAAGAAAACGGGCGTGCCCAACAAATTTGCGGTGCGCGTTATTAATTTAGCTGAATCGAAAGGCATCATTTTAGACTTGGCAGATTTTTTTGATGTCTAAACTCACAGAAAATCAAATCCAACGGCAGATAAAGCAATATTTGGACATAGTTTTATTAGCCGATTCTTTTTGGACAGCTATTAATCCGATTCCCAGCAAGACAATAATAGCGGCGTCAAATAGTAAAAAAATGGGGCTGAAGGCAGGAGTGCCAGACATCCTAATATTACACAAAGGCAAGACTATTTGGATTGAAGTTAAAAAAGAAGGCGGTTACCTTTCACGCAGACAAAAAGAGGTGCATGAACAAATTGCCAAAGCTGGCGGCGATGTATTTACGGCACGATCTGTAGAGGACGTGCAAGAGCTTTTACAAAAAATGGAGTAATTTAATGGAAAAAACTACAAAGCGTTTAGGGCAACGTACAAACACATTTAAGTCAAATGCGTCACGTTCCTACCAAAAACTTATGAAAGCGCACTCTATGGCTGTTAAAAGACGGCAGAACGCAATTGATGGAACTAAACTAGCGCACCAACGTGCTTTGCGAAAATGCATGACCGATTTATTAAAAGCGGAGTTATGCTGTGACAAAACGTGACTTTCAAAAATTTAAACGCAACAAAAAGGATTTTTACAAAACGCCAAAAACAGCACCTACAATATTTGTAGGTAGGACGTAATGTGTAATGTTTGCGGCGGCAGCGGCAAAGTAATGTTGCCAGAAAAAACACAAATTATTTCTACTCGTTATCAAGATGATCGAGAAATTAAAATTTTAGCTACTATAGACATCTGTCCAAAATGCAGAGAATTAGCGGAATTTGAATACCAAATAGCTTTTACGATGCAAAAATAGGAAAATAAAATATGTCACATGATCTAGTAAAATACGAGGCAGCGCGGCAGGCACTCCAGGCGGCACACTCTGTTGATGAGGTAAAAGATATTCGGGATAAGGCAGAGGCTATGCGGGCCTATGCGCGTCAGGCAAATGATAATGACATGGCTATTTGGGCGGGCAAAATTAAATTCAGGGCCGAACACCGCATAGGTCAAATGCTTGAAGAAACAGAAAGAGCGGAAGGAGGAAGGCCGGAAAAAACCCGTACCAAAAAAGAACAGGTTATTGATGATACACCAACCCTAGATGAATTGGGAATTACCCGCAAGGAGTCCAGTCAATGGCAGCAAATAGCGGGGATTATTCCTGAAGAAGCCCTTGACGCTGTTATTGATGAAAAAAGCACTGATAAAAAAGCCATAACAACGACCAAAGTTATTCAGGACAACGAAAAAGAAAAGCGACAACAAGAAAATGAGGCTCTTAAAGCGGAAAATGAAACCCTTCCCGTGATTGAGCGCAAATATCATTGCATTGTTATAGACCCACCGTGGCCGATGAAGAAAATAGCTAGGGATGTACGGCCTAATCAGGCAGAACTTGATTATCCAACAATGAATGAGGATGAGCTTTCTGCTATTGATATTCCTGCCGCTGATGATTGCCACATGTTTCTTTGGGCAACACACAAATTTCTTCCAATGGCGTTTCATTTGTTAGATTCATGGGGGTTTAAATATGTTTGCACCTTTGTTTGGCATAAGGCAGGTGGGTATCAACCAGTAGGCTTGCCGCAATTTAATTGTGAGTTTGTGCTTTATGCCCGGAAGGGGACGCCTAAATTCAGAGATACTAAGCAATTATTTTGTTGCTTTGACGCACCCCGCCGAGAGCATAGCCGAAAGCCGGATGATTTTTATGACGTTGTAAGTCGGGTTTGTGACGAACCACGGATAGAGATGTTTTCCCGTGAGGCCCGCCCCGGCTTTGATGGCTTTGGAAATGAAGTTAATAGGTTTGAGGATGATGATTGATGCCAGATTATAAAACAGACCGTATCTGGTCAGATAAATTTATAGACGCGGCAAAAGAAATTATTGGCCCTCACCTTTTAAATGTTTCTTCTTTCGAGGTTGATACAAAAGAAGCCGCCGACTTTGTTGTAGTTATGGGGAAAAATGTCACTATCGCTTGCAGGTTACGCCGCCCAGGATATGCTGAAATATACCCTTGGGACTTTACGATCCGCACACAACGGGATACGGGGGTAACGACAGAACTTTCAAAGATTGTGGATGGTTGGGGCGATTGGCTATTTTATGGTCATATTGAGGAAGACAAAATTTGTAGGTGGTTGTTGGTAGACTTAAATAAGTTTCGCGCCATACTAATACGAGATAAGGACAGCTTGGGCTTAAAGAAAACCCCTAACGGTGACGGCACCTACTTTGTGGCTGTTGATGTCCGTAAATGCCCTGATACAGTAATTGCGTCGTCACACCCAATCACTGCGATTGACTTTTAACCATGAAAAGTTTTAATATAATGCGCGGTGAAAAAAACGTCGGATTGATCCCCAACGTGGCCCTTCATCAGTCCAGCCCGCCGCGCACCACTTTTAAGGACTGGTATGAAAGGACTGATGCTATGGACTGGTATCCCAAAAACCCAATAGACTACCGTGAAGACACCTACCATTTAACACTCGCTGAGCATGGCGCATACAACCTTCTTATAGACCACTACATGAACACAGAGCGACCTCTGCCAAGCCACGATAAGGCTCTGGCAAGTATCCTTGGTATCACGCTTGAGGACTGGCTGAACGTGTCTGAAAATGTCACTGCAATGTTCAAACGCGTTACTAACACGTTACGCCATAAACGGTGTGATTTAGAAATAGAAAAAAGTTACACTAAAAGACGTGACGGAAAAGTGCGCTCGAAAAAGTTCCGTAAGGCGTTGAAAACAAACAAGCGCGTAACGCGTTCGTCACGCGTTAGTAACGCGTCCACAGGAGAGGACAGGACAGGACAGGACAAAGAAGAAGATATATTGCTCAAATTCGATGCTTTCTGGTCAGAATATCCAAGGAAGGTCGGCAAGAAAAAAGCAGAAGATGCTTACATGAAAGCACTAAAAACATTTAACGAATTGGATGATATGGATGCTGCAACGATATTGGTAGACTCTGCCATCAAGTATGCGGAGGTCACGACAGACATGAAATTTTGCAAACATCCAGCAACGTGGTTAAATGGAGAATGTTGGAATGATGATATTGCTCACGTGCAGCCAGCAGAAAAGAGTTCGGCAAGTAAAATGCAAGATGCCTTTGCCGATTTGAGATCAGAGGCTAGGGAGATAGAACAAATAAATAATCTGGAGTTTTTGAAATGAGTGAAACAAAACTAGCATTGCAAAAAGCTGCGGCTGGCATGGTTGCCAAGCAATTCACAAAGGCACCCAATGCATATCAAAACAGATCTGTGCTGACACCTGTTGCTGGAACAAGGGTAGACGAATGGACGCGGTTAATATCCGTGTCTGATTGCAGAAAAATAGTTAGCGAATTAGAGGGGCTTTTAATCCCGGCAGATTTAGAAACGGCGGCGCGGCAAGCAGAGGTTTTGATAGGATCATATCCAGAACGCAAAATGGCAGATGAAAATATATTCGTGCGGGCGGTGACTTCAATTTTTAATGAAACGCCGCCGGACATTGGGTTTTACGCTGTAGACGAATTAACCCGCTCATGTAAGTGGTTGCCAAGCCGATCAGAAGTTGTTGACGTTTGCAGCAATATGTTGAACGAAAGAAAGGCAGCTTTGAGAATAGCAACTGATCACCTTGAAGAGCATATGAAGCGTGGCAAGGAAAAAGATACGGCGGTGAGATACGCAGATTTAACAGAGCAGCAAAAATCAGATTTTGATAAAACAATATCAAGTTCAATCCGGTCAATGAGCTAATTATGGATGAAAACCCCAAGACTAAATTTGGAAAACAAAAACCGTCGTTAGGTTTAATTCCAAAAATTGCGTTAGAAGCAGCCGCCGCCGCTCACCAAATCGGGGCAGAAAAATACGGAGCTTGGAATTGGCGAGAAAAAGATGTGTCTGCAATGGTTTATATCAATGCAATGCTAAGACACATACAAGAATGGAAAGAAGTTGCAGACAACGATCCAGAAACAGGAGCGTCGCATTTGGGAAATGTTATCGCTTGTTGCAACATACTTCTAGACGCACAAGATAATAATTGCTTGATTGATGACCGACCAAAAAAGAGATTGGAAAATAATGAAATTAAAAGTCAAAGTAACAAATTAAAAAAATTAGAGGGTAAATAAATGGTTGGTTTATACGACAATATTCATGCAAAAAGAAAGCGTATAAAAGCGCAAAAAGCTGCGGGGAAAACAATAGATCGGATGCGTAAGCCCGGAACCAAAGGTGCGCCAACGTCTAAGTCATTTAAGGCAGCAGCTAAGACAGCTAAGAAAAGGTAATGGGAAAACACACGCCAAACATGTCAGACGAAATTAATGCCGTTCAATCCTATAGCATGTCTGCTGTAGAAACTGCCACAAGTACGACAATTGGTTTTGTGGTATCAATGGCCCTCACGCATTGGGTTTTGCCTCTGATGACGGGATACGAGCCTACTGTGGGAATGGATTTATTAATTGTTGTGACATACACTGTTGCAAGTTTTATTAGATCGTATTTAGTCAGAAGGGCTTTTGCTGTAACTCGGGGGTGCTTTATGACAAACATAAAATTTATTGAGACGTCTATATGCTGAAAGTTTTAGATTTATTCAGCGGCGATATTGACAGCATCGTTTAGGTATATTGGGCAGTAGATTAAATAGATTTTCCCGACTCCATAGGAAAGACCATGACAAAGAAGCCAAAGAAGCTAACAAAACCGCCGCATAAGCGCACCGATGAGGAAGCTGAAGCCGTGTCAATGATGGCTGCTGTCGGCATATCCCAGGAGAATATTGCCAAGGTAATTGGCGTCGATATTAAAACTTTAACGAAGTATTACCGTGAGGAGATCGACACGGCTTGGATCAAGGCTAACGCCAAGGTCGGCGGGGCAATGTACAACAAGGCTATTGGCGGCGATGTCCAGGCCCAGAAATATTGGATGGGTTGCCGCGCCGGATGGAAAGAAACGTCTGTCAACGAAATTAGCGGTGAAGAGGGAGGGCCAATAATTTTATGGGGAAAGAATACCAAGTCGGAATAGCGGCTGACATTTTTAAAGATTTTTTGAAACCTAGCCGATATAAGGCATTGTTTGGCGGAAGGGGTTCTGCAAAGTCCCATTTTTTCGCAGAAGCTATGATTGCGAATGCTAGCACAACAAAAGGATTTCGTGCTGTATGCGTTCGAGAAGTTCAAAAGTCCTTGAAAGAATCGGCCAAAAGATTACTTGAAGACAAAATAAATAGCATGGGTAAAAAGAATTTATTTGAAATCCAAAATGATTGCATAAAAACACCCGGAGACGGCATAATAATTTTCCAAGGATTGCAAGACCACACGGCGCAATCAATAACAAGTTTAGAAGGCTTCAACATTGCATGGTGCGAGGAAAGTGCTTCGTTGTCGCAAAAATCGTTAGAATTACTGCGGCCAACAATTCGCACCCCTAATTCAGAATTATGGTTCTCTTGGAATCCACGTTCTGCCACAGATCCAGTGGACAAATTTTTTAGAAATGTTACACCACCTGAAAATGCAATCATCCGGCAAGTAAACTTTGACCAAAATAAGTTTTTTCCTGCTGAACTAGAGGCAGAAAGAGAATTTGATGAGCGGACAAATCCAGATCGATACGCCCATATTTGGCTAGGACACTACGAGCCGCAAGCTCAAAATGCTATTTTTAATCGTCAGAATATCCACGCAAATCGTGTATCAATAATGCCAGTCGAGCGAGAAAGAACATTAGTTGGAATTGATCCAGCGGTAAGCAATACAGAAAGGTCTGATGAACATGGAATATCAGTGTGCTGTAAAGGATCAGATGGGCGGGGCTACGTGATAGCAGACGGCTCTACCCGTGGCGCGCCGCATGAGTGGGCGCGACGAGCAGTTTCGTTATTTGATAAATTTGACGCAGATGGAATAGTTTGTGAAATTAATCAAGGCGGGGATATGGTCAAGCATACTTTGCAAACTGTGCGAAACAACATCCCAGTTATTGAAGTTAGGGCAACAAGGGGAAAACACGTGAGGGCTGAACCGATCAGCGCACTGTACAATTTGGATATGGTCAGTCATGTCGGTACATTTGATAAGTTAGAAGATCAGCTTTGCAAATTTACTTCTGAGGGCTACGAAGGTAGCGATTCTCCAGATCGTGCGGAAAGCGCGATATGGGCTTTTACAGAATTATTTCCTGAATTATTGCAAGGAAAGCCAAGAGAAAAAGAAAACTATTATCAGCCACCTCCATCATCAGGTGGATGGATGAGCTAAACAAACGCTATATACTTTTTAAGTATAAAATGATAAATTAAAATAAATATAGAAATTAGGCAAAAAAATGAAAGACGACGACATTTTAAAAGAGGCGTTGGAACAATTTTATGATTCCAATCAAGGTAGTGATTTCAATCGAGAATCTTATTATGAAGATTTTAAGTTTTCTCGTATGAGTCAACAATGGCCAGAGGAGATATTAAAAAGTCGGATTCAAGAAGGGAGACCAGCGTTGGTAATAAACAAGCTTCCGGCCTTTATCAGATCAGTTGTAAATGAGAGTCGTCAAAATAGACCAGCAATAAATATAACACCAAGCGATAATGACAGCGATGAGAATACAGCAGAAGTTATAGCAGGAATTATAAAATCTATAGAACGCAGGTCTAGTGCGGAAGTTGCGTATTCCACTGCGCTAGATTGTGCGGTGACGGGTGGTTTTGGTTTTTTTAGAGTAGACATTGATTATACCCATGACATGGGTTTTTCGTTGGAAGCGCGAATCAATCGGATTCCCAATCCGCTTTCAGTACATTGGGATACTTCGTCAACTCGCTTTGATGCATCGGATTGGAATTATGCGTTCGTGTCGGAATTTATGGGAAATGATGAATATAAAGCAAAATACCCAGATGCCTCGCTAGCTAATTTTCAAGGTGACAGTAGAGACGAAGCATCAGATCAGTGGATAACAGAAGATAGCGTCAGAATTGCAGAATATTTTAAAAAAGAGGCTACTTCGTATACGTTGTCTGAATTAACTATTGCTGATCCGCAAACGGGAGAAGAGCAAAACCAAGCTATAAAAAATACTGAAATAATTAAAATGGCAGAAAGGTATTTTGAAAACGGCAATATTCCGATGGAAGGAATGAATACAGAAAACGAAATAATAAGTGCTTTTCTTTTAATGTCTGGCGGCGAGATAAGGCGGGAGAGAGAAGTAAAAACTTCTAAAATTATGCGCTATATTATGAATGGTGACGAAATTTTAGAAGAACAAGCGTGGCCTGGATCAAAAATACCGATTTGCCCTGTTTGGGGCGAAGAAGTTTTCCTTGATGGGAGACGCCATTTCAGGTCTATGATTCGTGATACGAAAGATAGTCAATCGATGTATAATTACTGGAGGAGCAGTGCATGTGAGTTAGTGGCATTAGCCCCAAAAACTCCTTTTATTGGGCCAAAAGGGTTTGTTCCAAAAGGCGATGAAGCAAAATGGGCTTCAGCAAACACAAGAAGTCATGCGTATTTAGAGTACAACGCCGCGTCTGGTGGCGCACCGCAAAGACAAGCATTTGCAGGAGTACCTGCGGGCGTTTTAAACGAGGCTGCATCTAATATTGACGACATAAAATCAATAATCGGAATTTATAATAGTAGTTTGGGCGCACGTTCAAACGAAACATCAGGCCGCGCAATTATGGCTAGGGAACGCCAAGGCGATGTGTCAAACTTTCATTTCCTTGATAATATGTCGCGGGCAATTTCATATCTTGGTGAAGTTTTAGTTGATATAATTCCTTCAATTTATTCCCAACAAAGCACGGTACGTATTCTTGGCGAAGATAACAAAGCAAAAATAGTACAATTAACTCAAGAAGATGGAGGCTCTAACAAGGAAAATGTGGACGGCGGCCCAGAATTGTATAATCTGGCAGTTGGCATATATGACGTTAATGTAAAATCAGGCCCATCTTACACAACACAAAGAGAAGAAACCCGTGAAACACTTATTGAAATTATGCGCCAAGTACCTGCGGCGGCTCCGTTCGTCGGCGATGTTTTGCTGGATCACATGGACTTCGTGGGTGCAGACATGGTGGCGAAAAGATTAAAATCGTTGCTACCTCCAGAGGTGCGTCAAGCTGAAGAGGCAGAAAACAAATCGGACAACCCTGAAATGGCGGCTATGCAACAGCAACTGCAAGCTAAAGATCAAGAAATGCAGCAATTGCAAGAAAAAGTTATGCAAGAGATCGAACGGATGAAAGCGGAAAATGAGGCCATTAAGCAAGACAAAAAAGCTCAAATGATGAAAGCAGAAGCCGACGCGAAAAAGTCGCAAGCAGACGCTATGGCAACAGGTGAGGAGTTGGTGTTGAAAGACAGAGAGTTGACATTAAAAGAGCGTCAAGCTGAATTAGAAGAATTGCAACTGCAAAACAAACCGGGAATGTTAGCACAATGGGAATACGAAGAACGGCAGCAAGCTCAAAAGGATCAATTCACGGCTATAGAAAATGAAAAAAATCGGCAAGTGGAACTGGCGAAAGTTTACATTTCGCATCAAGAACATATGATGGATCAAGAGCAAGCAACGAAAGAAGCAATGTTAAAAGCGGCAGAGGCTATATCGTCAAACCCGCCGGACATGATTATTGCTGAAATAACGTAGGAAATGTCTGATTTAGAAGACGCATTATTTTTAATGCTACATTCTAAAGTACATAGAAGATGGAGAGTTGAAGACATTGAAAGATTGATTATACCGCCAATTAAGTTGCAGCAATGCGGTTTTTTAAAACAAGATGATAAGGCGGTGGGTTTTTTTACATTTGGTTTGTTTTCAAATGAATCATCTGATGGATATAAAAATGGAACAAGAAAGATACAGCCGAATGATTGGCAATCTGGAAATAATTTATGGATCGTGGATTTCGTTGCGCCATTTGGACACACTAAAGAAATGTTTAGGCACTTTGAAAAATACGATTTTTTGCACAATGCTAAATTTATACGAAGCCACAGCAGAAAAAAAGTTAGAGCCAAAGGAAAGATTTTAGAAAATGTTAGAAATTAAAAAAATGTGGTCTGACGGTCTTTTCAAACAAGAAGAATGGCTGAACGAACATGATATAAAACATTGGTGCTTTGGCGGCGATGGAGACGACGACGGCACAGGTGGTGACGATGGTTTTAATGATGAAATAAACAATGCTGATGTAGTAAATATGCAAGCAGAAGAGGACGATTTTAATGCTGAACTTAATAAAGATGCAGAAAAATTAGCTAATATACAGAATTTAGCGTATGCCCAACAATATAATCTTTCAGTGCCAAAAGACGGTGTTGCAGCAGGGCCATTTAGCGTAGCCACAAACGCGGAGTTAGGGAATACACTTGATAGCGTTGATATTTCCCTTCAAGAAGCCCAACATAGTCAAAATGATGTTGGCTCAATGCTTGCCAATATACTTGGAATTACTTCGCCAATAGGCATCAATGAGCAGGGAACTTTTCAAGAGGAAACAGGGTTTTCTCCATTGACCGCATTAGGAACCATCGGGTCAGTGCTTGGCGGCCCTATTGGACTAGCCGCTACAGCTTACGGTGCTTTTAATTCTGCAAATAATTTTGGCAAAGGATTTTCTGGGCAGACTAATCAATCCGGTAGCGTTGTAGGTACTGGAAGCCAGCAAACTGCTGCACAGCAACTAGGAAGCATGGTAGCAAATAACCTATCTACCCCAAGCAATAGCACATTGTATTCACCTACAGATAATTTAACAGACTTCGATTTTTTCCTGCATTAGTGGCGAAAAATAACCAGAGTTTTAAAAACAACTTTAGATAATTTTAGATAACTTAAAAGGAGTTTTATTTTATGTCTGACGCACAACCCGCAGCCGACGTCCAAGAAAACGTAGCTGCACCAGCAGAGCAAGAAGAAACATTAATCACTGCATTAGAAGATATTCAGTCTGATAGCTCAGAAATAGTTTCTTTAGATAGCAATGCTGATTCTGAAGTCGAGCATGAAGAAATTGCAGCCGAAGCGGAAGAAAGCGACGAAAGCAATGAAGAAGCTGTCGAAGAAGGCGGTGAAGAAACTGGTGAAGAAACTGATGAAACTAATGAGCCAGAAATGCGCTCTTTTGATTTTGGTGGCAACAAGCTGGAGTTTGCAGTTGATGCAATACCGCCAGAACTAGCCACTAAGATAGACGAGTTCTCGAAAGGTGTATGGTCATCAGCTACAAAATCGCATCAGGAAACAGCGGAGCGAGCTAAGACGCTTCAAACTCAAGAAAAAACCGTCGCAAAAATAGCGGAATTGAACGGTGAAGCTCTTGAAACTTATACACGAGGACTGCAAGAAAGATCGGACTTAGAGCAACTTAAAGCAGTTGATTTGAATCAGGAATGGCAAGTCAACCCTGACCGTGCCAGACAGATTTCAGATGCAATCGCTTCAAAAGAAGCTCAATTTCAACAAACTTTGTCACTTGTCCAACAGCAAGAAGAAGCTGCCGACGCTCAACAGAAAGAGCGATTAGCAACTATAGCTGCGGAGGGTGTGGAGATGCTTAATAAAAGAATACCGAATTTTTCAACTGAAAAAGCACCGGAACTTCTAAACCACGTTAGGCAGCAACATCCAAATATTTCTCAGAGAGAACTAGACGCTTGGGCGTTGAACCCGGTAATCACTGAGTATGCTTACAAAGCGATGTTATATGATCGGCAGACTCAGGCCACTAAAAAGCGGCCAACCAAACATCTAGCGCAAACCAAGCCAGTAAAAGGAATTAAGAATACTGGAAAAGCAACCCTGACTCGTAAAGCAGAAAAGATGAACATGTCAGAACTTAGCAAGCATCTTGGTTTGTAATAGAAATTTTAACTTTTATCCCGAAAGGATATAATTATGGCTAATACGACCTTAACAGCTTCAATTATTGCTAAAGCAGCAGTATTGCAGCTAGACAACAATTTGGTAATGGCGAAAGAAGTTTTTCGCGGTTACGAAGAAGAATTTTCAAAATCCGTAAATGGATACGAAGTTGGTTCTTCAATTTCTGTTAAACGACCAATGGACTTTACCGTTCGTGACGGTGCTGTAATGGACGTTCAAGATACCACTGAAGGCAAATTCACGCTTTCTGTAGATAAAAGAAAAGGTATTGATTTCTCTTTCACTTCTCAAGAATTGACAATGGACATCAAAGAACTTTCAGAACGTGTAATTAAGCCAGCTATGATCCAACTAGCAAACCAAATTGATACTGATCTTATGTCACAGTATAAAAATGTTAGCTCTTGGGTTGGAACTCCTGGTCAGGTCATTAACAGCAATCAAGACTTTGCTAAAGGCCCACAAAGGCTTGACGAATACGCAACACCAATGGACGGAAGATGTGCAGTATTATCTCCTGAAGATCATTGGGGTCTTGTCGGCGCACAGACTGCTTTGTTAAATGACAAGTTAGTTGGTGAGGCTTATAAGCGTGGATCACTTGGTACAATCGGCGGCGTCGATACGTTTATGTCGCAAAATGTTCCGACTCACACGGTTGGCGTAAATACTGGCACTCCAGTTACTAACGGTGCTAACCAGCAAGTAACTTATGCGGCTTCAAAAGATACGAATACGCAAACTTTAATTACTGACGGTTGGACATCTGGTAGTTGCACACTTAATGCTGGAGACGTATTTACGATTGCTGGAGTAAATGCTGTGAATCCTATAACGAAGGCAACTTTGCCATTCCTTAAACAGTTCACGGTAGTTACTACAATAAGTGACTCAAGTGGCGATATTACTCTTACAATGTCACCAGCCGCGATTCTTACCGGGGCGCATCAAACTGTTTCCGCAGCTATTGGCGATGGCGCAGCCATTGCAGTCGCTGGAACAGATAGCACTGGTTATCGCCAAAACTTAATGTTTTGTCACAATGCATTTGCACTAGTGAGTGTTCCGTTGGTTGCGCCTCCAGGTGCGGTTGATGTTTCTCGCCAATCATATAAAGGAACTAATGTTCGCGTTATTCCTGTGTATGACGGCACAAACGACATCAGCAAATACCGTTTAGATGTTTTATATGGCGTAAAAACCATAGACGAGCGTCTTGCAGTTCGCGTTTCTGGTACTGCTTAATTTAAAAATCGAAAGGAAAAAAAGATGACTATTGAATATATTGGTGACGGAAACCCTGAAGGAACTTCGGTGGGTCAGTCAGTTGACGCGCTCGTTAGTTTCTATGGTGTGACCCCTGCGGCTCAAAGGTCAGGTTCTGCTCAAGTAGCGGCTCCTGCTGGCGGCACAGGTGCCACGGCTGGCGCATATGATACGGCGGCACATCGTAATACCATGATTGCATTGGTTAACGAGATGCGACTTGTCCTTATTGCAGCAGGACTTATGAAAGGCTCTGCTTAAACTTTAAAATGGGCGGTGCATTAAAGTGCCGCCCAAAAAGTTTTTAAAAGGGAACTAAACATGGCTACCCCCAGCAAAGGAAAAGCAAGAGTAAAAGTTACGGCTAGTGGAAAACGTGTTTCTTTTGGTCAGGCTGGTAAAGCTAAAGGCGGCGGCGCAAGGGTAAGGCCAGGAACATCCAAAGGTGACGCTTATTGTGCAAGGTCGGCTGGTCAAATGCGAAAACACCCTAAAGCAGCAAAAAATCCTGATTCTCCATTACGGTTAAGTCGTAAACGATGGAAATGCGCTGGCGCAAAATCAAAGAGGGCTTAATGGCAAAAAAAAATAAACATAAAAAAATACAAAATACAATTAAGATTAACAAACCGGAAGGCCCAATAGTTGGCTATAGAGATGCAGGGAAACTTATAGAATATTTCGTATTTCCAGAAACAATTCAAAACGGGTGGCAGGACTCGCCAGATAAGTGTAAAAATAACTTTATACCAGATGAATTAATTCCTGCAAAATAGGAAATTTTAGATGACTTTATTAACTATCGCAAATGCAGTTTCAGACGAAACAAAAGGCCCGAAGCCTACAACTATAGCTGGCAATGCTAATCCTGACGCTGAGAATATGCTGAGAGTCATTAACAAGTGTGGTCAGAAACTTACTTTGTCATATCCTTGGAATATTCTACGAGTAGAAAAGTTGGTTACGGCTCCAGGCGTTGAAACTTTAATTGCAGCTAGTGCTATGCCGTCAAACTTTGGTCGATTTGTCCCTGAGACAATGTGGGATAGAAGTAGCAACAATCTTATTTCTGGGCCGATCAGCCCAGTTGAGTGGAACGGATTAAAAATTCAAACGTTTTCTAGTCAAAACAAAAAATTTATATTTAGAGGCGGGGCTGTGTTAACTGCACCCGCAATAACTAGCGGTGTGACCGTAGCATTTGAATATATTAAAAAGAATTGGTGCGAAGTCGCAGCAGGTGGTAGCGAGAAAGCAGCATTTACAATAGATACTGATAAACCATTAATAGATGAAGAACTAATTATCAGATACGCAGTTTATGAATGGCTTGCAGCCGAGGGTCAGCCATTTCAATCGGCGTACAGGAGTTTTCTAGATTACTTTGATATTTTAGTTGGAAATGAAACAGCTTCAGCAAATGTGGCTATTGTTGCCGACATCTTTGGGCAGAACTCGCGGCACTTTGACGGAACGCCTAAAGCTAGTCGGGCATCTTATGGAGGCGATTTTTAAGTGGGCTTTATAGAGCAGATATTAGGCATGGAAAAAGCTGCCACGCCAACTCCGTATAGACAGAGCTTGTCTGGTATGGGGCCAAGGGGCAGTTCAACGGCTAAACCTGAAATAAAGACTAGTGCCATGCAAGCAATGGTTGACAGCCCTATAGGTTCACTATTGCAGCTTCTTCACGCCGATGTGCCTGGAAAGCTGGAAAGCGGTCTGAAGGCGGTTGGCGATAGTTATAAGAAAGCCATTGACACAAGCCTGTCTCTTGGCCCAACGGTTATGAGTGGCACGGCACCACCGGAAGCGACTGACCAGTATAATAAGGTTAACCTAGAGCTTGTTGCGGAAATGGCTGGGTTAGGTGCCTTCTCAGAGGTGCCTAAAGGTGCCTTGCGTATGTTTGGCGGCAGGTCTGCCAAGACAGCGGATCAAGCAGCCCTACAGCAAGCCCAAGACCTGACGGCGAAGGGTGCAGACAGAAACCAAGTCTGGAAAGAGACAGGTTGGTATAAAGACGTTGATGGGCAATGGAAGTTTGAGATTGATGATAGTGCGTCATTCCTTGAAACTCCTGCGGGCGCGCCGAAGGGGTATCAGCGGTTGCAGCATGATGAGTTGCAGGGGGCATACCCTGATATGTGGGATGCAACCCAGCAAAGCATATCGAGGGGGCCAATAGGCGGGGAGTATGACCCATCATTCAAGACTGTCGTAGCGAAGGGCAGTGATAATGCAGAGCGTAGGAGTGTGGCAAACCATGAGTTCCAACACGCCACGCAAGAAACTGAAAACTTTTCTCGCGGGGGCAATCCTGAGACAGCGCGGGACAGCGTTACCCTTGATTATCACCGTCGCGCTGGGGTGCATTACCGGGACAAGAAGGAATACGACAGCCACAAAGAAGATAGAGCCGCGTTTATGCAGGCTGATTATTACACTAAATTAGACGAACTTTCTAAGGCAGCAAACCCGAAGCCTTCGATGGTCACTAATACGATGGATTGGTATAGATGGTCTACAGAAATCAGAGACACGATTGGAATACAGCCTAAAAAGGCAGGCCCCGCAAGAGATGAGTGGGTTAGAGGTGCTGCCGCGTTTTTAAGGAATAAACACCTTGAAGAAATGAACGGGTCTTTAACTAGCAGCCAAATAAATAAATTCAATTCAGTTATGGGTGACAGGAAGCAAGCAAAGGCTGCTGCGCTAAAGGCGGGTCGTAAAATGGAGAAATTGCAACCTGCCGCTACTAAGATGCGAGATATAGACAAGCTCAGAAAAGCGCATGACCAGCGCACAGACTTTGAACTCTATCAACGCCTAGCAGGGGAGGCCGAAGCCCGTAACGTACAAACCCGCATGGATTACACGCCGGAACAACGCAGAGCAACACCGCCTTGGGATACTTTAGACGTTCCTGAGAATGAATTGATTGTGAGGTAGAAGAATGAAGTTCGCAAAATCGCCGCGTTCGTTTTTATCCATAGTAACCTCCCTTTTCCAGACCCTTAATTATACACATTTTTATTACAAAAGGCAACGGTAGATAACATGGCACAGCAAGCAGCATCCTCAATTTCAATGCCGCCGCCCGTTGCGGGATGGGACACTCGTGAGAGCTTGGCAGACATGCCTGAAACACACGCGGTAATACTGGATAATTGGTTCCCGTCAACAGACAAAGTAACTATGCGACGAGGCAACACGGCACACGCTACTGGAATGTCTGGAGCAGTTGAAACGCTAATTGAGTATATACCACTGTCTGGAACAGGTCAGCTTTTTGCGGCTAATGCTGGTAATATATATGACGTTACGTCAGCAGGTGCAGTTGGCAGTGCTGTCTCAACAGGACACTCAAATAATCGTTGGCAGTTTGTAAATATGGGAACCGGAGCAGGGCAGTTTGTTCGATGTTTTAACGGCGAGGACACGCCTTTAATATTTAACGGCACGACTTGGGCAACCACAGCCATTACTTGCACAGGCATGACTGCAACAAAATTAATTTGGGGTAATATACACCAAAATCGGTTATGGGTTGGTGAAGTTGATTCATTGTCAGCATATTATCTTGCTGTAAACAACGTTTCAGGTGCTGCAACAGAGTTCCCTTTAGCTGGTGTGTTTAGACGCGGCGGTCATTTAGCTGGAATGGGGACATGGACGAGAGATGCTGGAGACGGAATGGACGACGTAGCAGTATTTGTTACGTCAGAAGGTGAAGTGGCTGTCTATTCTGGAACAAATCCTGCTAGCGTTAATACTTGGGCCTTAATTGGTGTATTCAGCATTGGAATGCCGATTGGCAGAAGGTTCTTTGTGAAGGCTGGCAGTGACCTTGTGTTGATAACTCAAGACGGCTTTGTGCCATTATCTGCAATTCTAACAATGGACAGAAGCCAAGCAGAATTAGCTGCTTTGTCTCAACAAATATCAAAAGCTGTAAACGATGCGGTGCGCTCTTACAAAGACGTTTTTGGCTGGCAAGCGATACTCTATCCTAGGGGACAAATGCTTGTTTTCAATGTACCTTTGTCCACACAGACAATGCATCAGTATGTATTTAACACAATCACAGGTGCGCCGTGTCGATTTACTGGAATGGACGCCCTTTGCTTTGGCCTTGTAAATGATTCATTAATGTGGGGCAGCACAGAAGGCGTAGTATATAAATTTGATGATGGCACATCTGATAACGGCAATGCTATCGAAGCAGATGCAGCGCAAGCGTTCAGTTATTTTAAAAGCCCAAGCCAAACGAAAATTTTTAAATTAGTTGAGCCTATATTTGAAAGCGACGGCAACCCAAACGCCGCTGTAGATTTAAATACAGATTTTCAGATAGTTGAACCAACTGGCATAGCCGCTGCATCTCCGACACGATCTGGCATATGGGGTGTGTCCAAATGGGGTAGAGGTGTTTGGGGGACAGCGGCACAAATATACAAAGGCTGGCGGGGTGTTCGGGGTGTAGGACGGTCAGGTGCTATACGCATTCGTGTAAATACAACAACTGCTAAACCATCTTGGATTGCAACCAATTTTACATTTGTAAGGGGTGGCCAGCTTTAAATGTACATTGTTAACAAAAAATGTTAATGTATGGGCATGATGAAAGAATTGCAGAATGGGTATCTAATCATATACCTCATGTGTACGAGGGTTTTGAAAAATATATTGGAATTGGATATATAGTAAAAGAAAAAATAGTGGCGGGGTTTATTTTTAATGATTACCACGCGCATTTTGGAACTATACAACTAAGCATGGCTGCTACAAGTCCCGTTTGGGCAAAGAAGAATACAATAAAAGAAATTTTACGGTATCCGTTTGAACAGTTAAAGTGTTATAAGATATTTACAACGACCCCAGCGGATAACATAAAAGCACTAAAAGTAAACGAGCATATCGGTTTCAAACAAGAAGCAATATTAGCTCACCAATTCGGCAAGAAACGACACGCAGTTGTAATGAGGATGTTACTCCCTGATTATAATAAATTTTTAAAGGAAAATTGCGATGGGCAAATCTAAACCGCAAGCACCAGCACCAGTAGTTGTTAGCGCACCTCAAGTAGCATCTGAACAAGCAGAATTTAACAGAAATGCAGCCGTTGACACGAGAAATTTAAATTTTATAGATCAAATAAGTCCAGGCGGCTCAGTTGAATTTAAACCAGTTGAGGACGAATTTTCTTCAGCATGGGCTGGAGCAACGGGGCGCGAAAATTACGGAAAAATTGATGACGGTACTGGTAACTTTGTCGATGCACCTTTTCAAAGGTTCCAAGTAGAACAGAAATTATCTCCGCAACAACAATCATTATTTGATAGTTCAAATCGGGTATCTCAACAATATGCTGACACTGCTGAAAGTCAGCTAGGGCAGGTACAAAGCACTTTAGCCAATCCGTTTAGTTTAAGTACTTTAGGTGCTGCGCCAACGTTTGATGAAACATCACGGCAAAGATCGTTAGACGCAATTTTAGCTAGAAACAATACGCAAGCAGACAGAGATAGGGCTGCATTAAATACATCTTTAGCGAATCAAGGATTTGTAACCGGATCTGAAGGGTTTGACAACGCATTTGATGAATTTAATCGTGCGCAAAATGACTTCCGTTTAGGAGCAGATATTAACGCAGGGAACGAAGCTGCCCGCGATTTCGGGCTACAATCCGCTGCAAGAGATCGAGCAATAAACGAAATATTGATGCAACGAACGCAACCGCTGTCAGAATTGGCTACTTTATCGTCAGGATCACAACCGCAAGGGCCATCATTTCTCAACACGCCGCAAGGCCAGATTGCAGCACCTGATTATCAAGGCGCAGCGTATGCTTCTGCTAATCAACAGAACGCTGGAAATAGTCAAGCGTATCAAGGCAACCTTTCAACGTACAACAGTAATCTTCAAGGGCTGTACGGCCTTGGAGGGTCGGCACTAGGTGCGGGCGGTTATTATTTAGGGAAATAAATAAATGGCATATGGAAAATCATCTGGCGGCATGGGTAGTCAATACGGTCGAGGTAATAGCCTAGCGGCGGCACTGGCCCCAGACGCGGCTGCTATTGGCAACATCAAGGGCAACACTCAAGGCATTGCGTATGCTTTGCAGAAAGGGCTTCAGGGCTTGTTTGCTGGTATGGATGCCAAGGATCAAAGTAACGTGGCTAAAGCCTTCAATGACGCGTTCAAGAAAGATAAAGAGATTACTATGGAGGCGGGTTCGACTTATGTCCCAGAACTAGAGGATGCCGAAACCGATGTTGGGTCTACGGAAATGGAACCTGTTGTGGATAAAGGCCGGTCTTACCAAGAACGCTTGATGGCGAACCTTAGCGGCTTGGATAGTCGATATGCTAATGATGCGATGCGAGATGTATCCAGTAACTTGATGGCTAGAGAGCAGGCCATGACGGATCGTGATGAAAATCGTGGTTATAGAGCCAAGCTATTAGGGGAAGGTCGAGATTATGCAAGTGGTGTTGCTGCTAATACGAGAGCCCAGACTGTTGCCGACGCTAGAGAAAAAAGAGCGCATGAAATATCAAAGGCTGAAATTTCGGCAGGGAAAAAGACAACCGCACAACGTAACTATGAAAGGGCTTTACAAGACCCTAAATTCCAACAGTATTTGCTAAATATGAAAGCTGCACCAGGAATGGCGGCTTGGTATGGCCGAGCACCAAACCCTGTAGATTTGGGGGCAAATGCACCGCCGGAGGCTCCAGGGCCGTCGAGTGCGCCTCCTGCGGCGTTACCATCAGCGGCACCTACTGGTATGCCGGTCGCGTTGCCGCCAAATGGCCCCCCGCCTAGCAGAGCTTCAATCGCAGCAGCATCGCAGCAAGAAAAGGCAATGAAGGCAACACCTGCATATAAAGCAAGAGTAGCACGGGAAATGAAGGCTGCAAAACCGATCCCAGCAGCAATACAAAAACAAATAGAGTCGACTATTGATTTTTCCAAGTCAACTGAAGGCATTAACGCCGACTTGATGGCGTTTTCAAAGATGATCGACGAAGGCACACTTGACTTGGGATTTTTCAGGAATATTGAAAGTAAGGGCCGTCAATACTTTGGGCAGTCAGACCAAGTAAGCCGAAATTATGGGGCTTTTATAACGAACCTGGAGCGGCTAAGGAATGAAAGCCTGCGTCTAAATAAAGGCATCCAGACAGAGGGGGACGCAAAGCGTATTTGGAATGAAATAATTGCAAACCCAACTGACGAAAAGTTCGTCCAGCAACGTATCAGCGAATTAATAGCATTGAACCAGCGCAATATCAGGAACGCCGACAGTGCCACAACTCGGTATCGTGAGGAGTATGGGCGCGATGAAATGGAAGCTAGGCCACCTACTGAGGCAGCGTTCCAAGGGGCTGTGCCTGATACCACCCTGCCAACTTCAGATGGATGGGGGATTAGAAAGATTAAATAATGGCAACATACGAAATCACATCCCCATCCGGCGAAGCATTTGAAATAACTGCTCCTGACAATGCGTCAGAGGCCGAAGTTATGTCATACTTTCAACAACAATTTGATGCACCCCAGAAGGCTCCTGAGCAAAGCATAGGCAACCAAGCATTGCGGGCGGCTGAGTTCGGCGCAAGGGGCATGACTGATGCTGGGGCAGAAGCTCTTGGCGCGATTCCTGAATTAGTATCATCCGGCCTTCGGTATGTCGGCGATAAAACGGGCTT